AACCTCAGAGCTAAAAAACACCGCAACAACCCCACGCCAGCAACGCGCTTATCAAATCAATATATTATTCCAGCGAATAACCCCACAACCCAAGAGTTATAATGTTTACTCATTTGTGAACATTTCCACATCCCCATCACCCCGGTCTCATTAACAAATGTTCAATCCTCGCTCAATCCTCGCGGACAACCATATAAAGTAATGCATTTTGCATGATTGTAGTTGCATTATGCAACCCCACCAATACATCCTTAAACCATGAAGCACAACTTTAAACTTTGTACTTGCAATATACCCAGAAGTAATACATAGTATTACCACAATGCATAAGGACATCTACCAGTCAATCAAGGACTACTACCGATCCAACCGAGGAGGAGAATGAAAATGATAACTGCAAAAGCCCTCGGCATTCTGTGGGCGCTGTGCGTGGTGGGGTTCATTGTTTGGGCGAAGGGATGAGCAAGCTGTCATCACTCAAGCCCAAGGTGCCAACGCTGGATATGCGGACATGCTCAACACCTATCGCAACCAAGCGCATCACGGGGGAAGAACTGCAAAAGATCAGGGAAGAGACCGCCCTGGATGCTGAATACATATGCCAAGCGTGTGGAAGGGTAACAGACCTGAGGCATGGCGAGGTGGATCACAAGATACCTCTGCATCTAGGCGGAGCAGAAAGCCAACAGAATAGACAATGGTTGTGCAAGGACTGCCACAGGAAGAAGACGGAGCAGGAGGAGAAGGAGAGAGGGGGTGGGTGAAATGTCCACAACCTTGGCGCTGCCGAAACCGCGCTGGTCCCCACGCGCAGAATTAATCCTCTTGTTTGAACATTTGTTCAAAAGGGATTCAAAAAGTTCAAAGAGTAAAAGGAGCGAGAAACATGGCAAGAGGCGGATATAGACCAGGATCAGGACCTCAAAAGGGAACAAAGTACAATAAGGGCGGAGCCAAGACCCCTAAGAAGAGAGATGTTCCCGAAGACATCAAGAAGGAAGCCAAGGCTGCGAACATGGACCCACTGGATTACATGCTCAAGGTCATGAATGATGAGGACGCGGAGCCAGAGCGCAGGGACCGCATGGCGATAGCGGCGGCTCCATTCGTTCATCCCCGCAAGGGCGAGGGCAAAGGTAAGAAGGGCGAGCGGGAAGAAAGGGCCAAGGCCGCGAGTTCCGGCAAGTTCTCGGCTGGCCGTGCACCGATCAGCCTGGTGAAAAAATAATGGAATGGACCACTGCCTGCCCTGATTGGGAAAAGCGTATTCTCGCGGGCGAATCCCTGATCACACTTCCCCCGCTGTTTCCCGATGAAGCTGCGGCGGCACTGTCCGTATTCAAGGAACTTCGCCTTGTCGATGTTCTGGGCCGTCCGACTCTAGGCGAGGCTGGCCGTCCATGGCTGTTCGACTTCGTGGGCTCTATCTTCGGCTCATACGATTCAGATGCGGGGCGTAGGCTCATCACCGAGTATTTCCTCCTGATCAGCAAGAAAAACAGCAAGTCAACCGGCGCGGCGGGTATCATGATGACCGCCCTGATACGCAACTGGAGGGAATCGGCAGAGTTCACCATCCTTGCGCCTACCGTGGAGATCGCCAATAACTCATTCTATCCCGCCCGTGACATGATCAAGGCTGACGAGAAACTGTCCGACCTGATGCATATTCAGGAGCATTACCGGCAGATCACGCACAGGGTAACCGGCGCGACCCTCAAGGTAGTGGCGGCAGACAGTGAGACCGTGGGCGGCAAGAAGGCAACCGGCATCCTGGTGGATGAACTTTGGTTGTTCGGTAAGCGCCCGAACGCGGAAAACATGCTCCGCGAGGCATGCGGCGGGCTGGCATCCAGGCCGGAAGGGTTCGTGATTTACCTGTCAACGCAGAGCGACGAGGCTCCAGCCGGCGTATTCAAGCAGAAACTCGACTATGCCCGAGGCGTCCGTGATGGCAGGATAGATGATCCGAAGTTCCTGCCGGTGATCTACGAGTTCCCCAAGGCGATTCTCGATGAGCAGAAGCACCTGAACCCGAAATATTTCTATGTGACGAACCCGAACCTCGGGGCATCCGTCGATGAAGAGTTCATTATCCGCGAATTCAAGAAGGCGAAAGAGGCGGGACAGGAATCCATGCAGGGCTTCTTGGCGAAGCATCTTAACGTAGAGATGGGACTTTCCCTCAAGTCTCAGCGGTGGGCCGGGGCTGATTTCTGGGAGGACGCGGCGGGAGATGTAACGCTTGATGTAATTATCAAAAAATCTGATGTGATCGTGATCGGCATAGACAAGGGCGGCCTGGATGACCTCACGGGATTGGCAGTCCTGGGCAGAGATGCAGAGACAAAAAAATGGCTGCTGCACACCATGGCATGGGTAAACCCCATAGCACTTGAGAGGCGCAAATCAGAGGCGGCGAGATATCGCGATTTCGAGCGGGATGGTGATCTGATCATCATCAAAGAGATTGGGCAGGACATAAAAGAAATAGGCGATGTCGTCAGGATGTGTGAGAAGTCAGGTCTCCTGGACCGCATTGGCGTCGATCCGTGGGGAATGGGACTGGTTATGGATGAGATCGAGGCTGGAGATGCGGAGGGGAACTTTGCGATAGAACATGAACGGATAGTTGGTGTTCCGCAGAATTGGAAACTCGCAAGCGCGATCAATACGATGGAGCACAAGGTAGCCGAGAAAACCATCATCCACAGCGGCCAGCCCCTTATGGCCTGGTGCGTTGGCAATGCCAGGTGTGAGTTGAAGGGCAATAATATCTATATCACTAAGCAGGCAAGCGGCACAGGGAAGATTGACCCGCTCATGGCGGCATTCAACGCTGTGGCACTGATGGCGATGAACCCGGAGGCGAGGCTGAAGAAGTCCGCCTACGGCGCAGAAAACGCGGAGGTATTGACATTTTGAATACTCTACCAAACAAGGCATTACTCAGGCCCGACGAGGTTGCGGATTACTTTTCTGTTGATGTCCGCACGGTTTATTTGTGGATCGAAGAGGGTATCATTCAGAATGCTATCAGGGTGACAAAGAAGACCATTCGTATTCCTCGGGAGGAAGCTATTCGTATACAAAAACCGGCTGCGGTATAATTATCTTGACATCATAATATAAATTAATTTATAATAACCAAGTTGCGGAGGAGATAATGGCAAATAACAAGGGACGCAAAACATTGACACCGAGGGATGTAGCTGATGTTTACGGCCTGAACATCGGCACCCTTGCCAACATGCGTTTTCACAAAATTGGACCCCGATACTACAAGCTCGGAAAAAAGGTGCTCTATCGCGCTGAGGATATAGAGTCATGGCTAGCGAGAAATGTTGTTTTGACGAACGACGACAAGGATTAATCATGGACCGCATTATCCGTAAGAAGGAGCTCTTAAAGATTGTCGGGCTTTCGGACCCTACGATCTGGAGAATGGAAGGGGCCGGAACATTTCCCAAGCGTATCAAGTTGGGCGGTAACTCTGTCGGATGGTACGAGTCTGAAATCATCGGGTGGATGGACGGGAAGAAGAAAGATCGAATATAGCAAGGCTTGGCAGGGCGGGGCATGGCGAGGCGGGGCATGGCGGGGCACGGCACGGCGGGGCATGGCACGGCGTGGCAAGGCGAGGCAAGGCTTGGCGAGGCAAGGCGAGGATAAACAAAAAGGAGGACTTGCATGAAGGAACTTGGTTATCGGTTAATTGGGCAGACACCGTTATTGATGCACAACAACAACATGGCGAATCCGTTGAACGCCTACACTCAGCACATGAAGCCATTGACGGCAAAGAGAAACAAGACGGATCAGGATTACATGGAGATCGCCCGCGTTGAGTGGGAGGCGGGGCTGTATATCCATGATGGAGTTGTGGCGTTGCCAGCAGAGAATATTGAGGCGTGTTTTCTCAGGGCCGCAAAGCGAACGAAGAATGGGCAGAAGTACCAGTCCGGAGCTATGGTTGCAGAGGATTGGTATGAACTCGATTATAAAGGCCCGAAAATCAAGGTGAACAATACCAGCACCATACCGAACGCGGAGCTTGATAAGTTTTACGACATCTACAAGCATCAGGGTATGGTGAAGGTGTCAAATAACCAGGTGTTACGAACCAGGCCGATATTCCACGAATGGTCATTGCTCGTTACCATCCTGATAGATGAACAGGTATTTGACGAGCGCACCATGACGGCGATCATAGAGGATGCGGGGCGGTTCGTCGGCCTTTGCGAGAAAAGACCACGGCTCGGAAGGTTTGCCGTGGAGAGAATATAGCGAGGCTTTGTGAGGCAGGGCGCGGCGAGGCACGGCCAGGCGAGGCCAGGCTTGGCATGGCGAGGCGAGGCTGGGCGAGGCATGGCGAGGATAAACACTAAAACACGGAGGATAAAATGAATCAGAGTGTAAGGAAGCATCCAGGCTACAAAGAGGCGATAGATCAGATCGTGAAGAGATGCCAGAAGGAGGGTTATGGGATTATTATAACCGACGAAGAGATTGACGAGTATATGTCAATCGAGAAGCCCTCGGGGGCGATGACCTACGAGCAGTATAAGGCAATCGAAATGGAGAGATTGCAGAGGTACAGGGCCATAGAAAGCCTGCTCAATGAGTATAATATCTGCCTCGTAAGATCGAAAGAGCAACCTGGCTTTGAGGTATTATCCCCGAAAGACCAGGTGACCAGGGCTTTCGATAAGCGAATGACAAAGGTGAGGCGCGAACTGAACAGGGCTCAAGCCGCACTTATGAACGTCAACCACGCCCTTCTCAGCATGGACGAGGAAGGGGAGCGGCAAAAGAAGATTATGAGGGCGGCATTTATCAAGTCAGCCATGAACAAGCGAAAACTATCAGTAATCAATCTCGATGAAAAGAAGTTGATCGAACAAAAATAAACCACCCATCGAAGCCTCATCAGCCCGGTATCCAGCCGGGCTTTTTTATTGCATGCAAATATACTATGAAATAAGCGAATATAGCGAATATCAAAATTGAATAAAATAATAATCTGATTCACAATCTCGCCAAATGGCGAGAATCCCCACCTCAAGGTTTTCGTTTTACCTCAAGATCACCGAACGTTTTGCGCCCTACCTCCTTTCCCGCCTCAAGGTTCTCGCGGATGCCCTTGATATCAGGGATTTCCTGATGATCGGAGGGCTCAGCCTGCTCTGTTATGGCCTGTACGGATACGATCCACGGCTCTCATACTGCACGGGCGGCGTATTTCTGATGATTATCGGCTATCTCATGAGGGGCAAATAATGGGCCTCGTCTCCCGCCTTCCCAGACCAAAGGGCATGAGTCCGCACGAACTCGAAAAGATGATCTTTTCCGTTATGGGCGGCGGCATCACCGATTCCGGTGTGAGCGTGAACAGCGATACGGCCATGCGGCTCATCACGGTTCAGAACTGCGTCCGCATGCGAGCATCCACCCTCCAGAGAGTACCTTGTCACGTCATGCGGACAGTCGGACGGATGCGGGAGAAGGCCAGTGATTTCTACCTCTACGAACTGCTGCTTCATCAGCCCAATTCATGGATGTCTGCGCCCGACTTCTGGGGAATGGCAGAGGCGTATGTCTCCCTGCGCGGTAATTTCTGCGCGTACAAAGCGAGGATAGGTGACGGCCCGATTAAGTCACTCATCCCCATCCCGGCAAGCATGCTCCGATCAATCAAGCAGAATGAGGACTACAGCCTGGACTACGAGCTGCAATTCCCCAACGGCGACATACGCCACCTGAACGAGACACAGGT